ATATCGGGCGCCGTCAGGACGAGCTCGAGGGGCGAGTCGATACGGATCCGGCCGTCCGGTTCGAGAGTGATCCGAGTCCCGTCGCTCGAGTTGTAGAGGACGACGGTCCCCGCGGGGAGATTCTTCGGCCTGGTCGGACGGTGCTCGAGGCCGACGACGACCGGGTGGTCGCGGTTCGCGCCGACGAATACGACGAGCGCCTCCGCCTTTCCATCGGCCGGAGGCGTTCCCGTGAATCCGTATTCTTGGAAGCGCTCGACGCCGCCGAGGGTCTCGCCGGCCAGGCCGGAGAGTTGCAAGACCTGAAGGAGGTTGTCGTCGTCGACGACGCGAACGACCGCGCGCGCGATCGTGTTCGCGAGGCGGACCTGCAGGGGGTGTAGGAGGCGGCGGACCTGGTCGATTATAGCGCTCATTGTTCGCTCCATTCTTCCTGGGTCAGGGTCTCGTCGAGGGGACCTTCCTCCGGGACTTCGGGCTTAGGGAGGTAGGCGTCTTTGCGGATCAACTGCAATTTAGTGGTGGTCCCCGCTCGAGCGTCGCGTTTGAACTGGACTCGATTCACAAGCATATCCGTTTGTATCCCGAGGCTCGGGATCTTGACGTCGACGAGCTCGTTCACTTTCCAGACCGTCCCGAAGAGCTCGCGGCGCCATCCTTGAACGTCGATCTCCAAAGTCTGCGCGCGAGCCGCGCGGACGGCGGCCTCCCATTGTGCGCGATCCGCGGCGCTCGAGAACGTCATGGAGCTTTCACCGAGAACAAGCCAGGGCCGGAACCGGTCGACCGATCCGTCCTCGGCGAGGCCCTCGATCTCCGAGACCTGGTCGCCCCATCCGTCGTCGGAGCCGGTTCCCTGGTTCCGGACGATATAGGTCTGGAACCGGTCGCGAGACGTCCACATAAAGCGCGAGGCGAGCACGTTCCCCTTCGGACCCTCGACGAGAGGGACGGAGGAGCGGAGCTCGCCGGGTCTGGTAAGGATGAGAGTCCCCGCTCCGTCGGTGTACCCGAGGAGAGCTCGAGCTCGGAGAGCGCGCTCGAGGGCGGACCAGGCCGTCTCGCCGGGTTGAAGCTTGAAGGTCGGAAAAGGTTTCCGGAGGATTTCGGGGAGGTCGGAGCCGGAGGCCGCGACGCCTTCGACAATCTCGACGCCGAAGGGGGTCGCAAGCTCGCGCGCGATCGCTAGGAGGTCGAGGCCGGTCCATTCTCCGGGATCATTCGTCGCCGAACAGTCGACAAGATCGGCCGTTCGGTCGCGCCCGGAGATCCGGATCCGGCGGCCGCGGGATGAGCTCGAACCCTCGAACGTGTCGACGAACCCGCGGACGATCTCCTCGCCGGCGAGACGAATCCGAACCGGAGCGCCGGGACGGAGAGGCCAGGGCCGGCGGTCCGTAACCTCGAGGGAAAATGAACCGGCCGCCGCGTCCAAAGGACGGACGACCGAGAGAGAGGACCAACCTTGATAAAGAGTCTCGCCGACAAAAGAGACGCCGCCGTCTTCCTGGGCAGTCTCGACGAGGACCTCGAGCTCGTCGCCGGGGTTAGAGGTGTTAGGCGTCGGTGGCATCGGAGAGGACCTCGAGAGGGGAGCCGGCGGGTACGAAGTTCTCGTTCGCGATCTTGTTCCGGTCGACGATATCGGCGGCGCGGTCGTCGCGGCCGTAAAGACGATAACTTAGGGCGAGGACGGGGATCGGTGCCGGGATTGTGATCTCCTCGACCGAGGGGAGATCCTGGCCGGGACGAGGCACCGCGGAGACAAGCGCCGAGCGAAGGCGTTCAAGGGCGAGATATTCCTGATCCGAGGCCGTTGCCATTCTAGCCTCAATAAATGCCAGCAAGACCGCGCGGCGTTCGAGCGCGGCCTCGAGGCTCGTCCAGTTTACGCGCGCCGCCGAGGAAACGGCGCCGGACAAAGCCGCGGAGTGCACGAGAGACTCCAGGAGCTCGCCGTTGGTATTTTGTAGGCCTTGAATCGTAGAGGTCGGCGAATCGTGCGAGCTTGCGGAAAATCCTCCGAGAATAGCCTCGTAAGCGCTTAGAGCTCCAAAGGCGTTCCCCGCGGCGTCGATTATCGCGTCGACGGCGTCAATCACGGCGCCGACGAGCTCCGCGGCCGAAGTTGCGAGCGCCGAGGCCTGGGCTATTAGCGCGGTAACCTTGGCGGCATAGGCCGCGACGTCCTTCGCTAGGCCCGTAAATACGTCCAGGCTAGACATAAGCTTCGCCAAGCTCTCTATATCGTCCGCCAGCGCCTCGGAGACTGCGGCGGGGACCGCCTGGACCTCGAGAGAGGCTAGGGCGCTAGACGAGCTCTCAAGAGCCAGGGCGGCGCCGGCGGCGTCCGTCTTGCCGGTGTGATTCGGGACCGGCGTCGGTTCCGGCTGATCTTCGACCTCGAGGAAGGTCATCCGCGCGCGGCCGATCCTGCCGAGCTCGGCGGAGACCTCGGTCCTTATCGCCGTGCAGATAACCCGACGGAGCCCGAGCTCGGGGTGGACGAGAGTCGATCCGGTCCGGTAGGGATATCCCAGCGGGTGCTTCTCTGCGGCGCGGCGGAGCTCCTCGAGCTCGATATCGTAATCGTCGCCGAGGAGATAGGCGTCGAACGAATATTCTCGAGCTCGAGCGCCGAGATCCTCGGCGAAGACTGCGTCTCTCTGTGGGAATTCGTGGACCGCGTAACGACGGCCGCCGGAGTATAGGACCCGATCGACATAAAAAGAGACGCCGCGGAACGACGCCGGCTGTAGCCTTTCGCGCCATCCCATTAGACGGTCCCCATCATCGAGAAGCCGAGGCCGAGGTCGACGTCGGCGGACCCTGTGTTCTCCTGGGAGACTCGAGCGCCTTCGGGCAGATTGTCGAACTCGACGCGGACCTTCGAGCTCGAGCTCGAGGAGGTGTCGCCGGCGACGATATTAGATCCGGAGGCGACGGAGGCCAGCGTGGAATCGTTTACGTTTATATTCATATCTTCGCCGGAGGAAAAGGCTCCAAGGAAGGACTTGAGCCAATCCGGTATAATCCAATTCGCGAACTCGTCCAGCTTGTCCAGAATCCAAGTAAATGCAGATTTTGCGCCGGCCAGGAGATCGGAGAATCCGGATTTCATCCAGGCGACCACCTTTCGCCAGTTCTTAGCGAGCGCGATAATCGCGACGACGACGCCGGCGATCGCGGCGCCGATCCAAAAGACCGGGTTTGCTAACAGCGCAACGGTCCAGGCAACGACGGCCGGAATCACGGTCGTTACGAGGGTCGTCGCAAATCCGAGGAGTCCTGGAATGATGAATGTTAGCCCCTTGGCGACGACGGAGACGCCGGTCGCCATTTTACCGAGGAGAATCAGGAGAGGTCCGATCGTCGCGACTAGCGCCGTGATCGCCGTAGCCCATTTGAGAGTCTTCGGGGAGGACTTCGCGAGCTCGCGAACGTATCCGGAGACCCCCTTGATCGCGTCGGTAAACCATTGCAGGAGACCGGAGTCTCCGATCGCGATCGCGAGGGCTTCCATAGCGGATTTGAATCCTAGGATACCTCCTTGAGCTCCGGCCATTCGGACGGCGGCCATTTCGGCGCGAGCTCCGACGGCCGAGACGCCGTCGATCGAATCGCGGAGCTCCTCGATCGCGGGGACTCCTTGGCCGAGGAGGTTTAGGATCGAGGGGCCGGCGATCTCGCCGAAGATCGTTATAACCTGCCCGGCGGTCGCGCCCTTCTTCTCCAGTTGGCCGAGGAGGCCGACGAAGTCCTTTATCTTGCCCTTGTCGTCGAGGACGTCGATCTCGTCGAGATCCAGTTGGCCGAGGGCGGTTCGGGCCTCGGCCGAGGGATTGAGCAAACGCGAGAGCGAGCGGCGAAGAATAAGTCCGGCCTCTGCGCCGGTCTTGTTTCCGTCGGCGAGCTTGCCGAGAATTGCGACGTTATCCTCGAACGTGAGGCCGGCGGCTTTACCGATCGCGCCGGAGACGTTTAGAGCCTCGCCGAGCTCGAGAATATTGGTCTTCGCGGAGGTTGAAACTCGGGTCAGCTGATCCGTCCGGAGGGAGAGGCTATCTGTCCCTTCCTGTTGCGACGCCATAATCCCGGTGACGATATTGGAGGCCTCGGCGAACTCCAGCGTTCCGGCGGCGGCGAGCTCGAGCGAGAGCTCGGTCGTCCCTAGGATCTTGGCCGTCGACAAACCGGATTGAGCGAGAACGCCCATACCGGCCGCGACTTGCCCGGCGGAGAATTGCGTCTCGGCGCCGAGCTTCTGGGCAAGGTCGCGCATCTCCTGGAGCGCCGGGGTTCCCGTGCTCCTGGTGACCGCCGCGACGTTGTTCATTTCCGTTTCAAACCCAGCCGAGGCGTGAACGACGGCGGCGCCGAGGCCGACGATCGGAGCGGTAAGCCCGAGGGTTAGTTTCCGACCGGCGGCTCCGGCCTTTGCGCCGAACTTGCCGAGGCGCCCCTCGACCTTGCCAAGAATGCCGGAGACGCCATCGGTCGCGCCGAGAATGATCTGGAGGGGAAATGTTGTAGTCGCCATGCCTTGAGAGTAGAGAGCGGCGCCCCCGCGGTCTAGGACTTCCCCGATCTCTCGGCCGCGGCCTTCGCCGCCTGGATCGTCTCAATCCAGTAAAGAACCTCCCCGATCGGTAGGTTATTGAGCTCCGAGGGACCCCAAGAACAACCGAGCGCCAAGGACCCGAGACAGGTGTCTAGGTTCCTTGGAGCTCGAGCAAAAAACCTAGGAGGACCCCCACAATCGCGCCGACGTCCTCGAGCTCGAGGCGGCCGAGCTCTCCGTCGGTGAGGCCTGTCGCGCGGCCGACCATCGTCAGACAATCCCCGAACGAGAGCTCCTGGGCGTCGATCGGGTAGCCGCGAACGTGTCCGGCGAGGAGGGTCGGG